TTTGATTTTAATATTGAAGTCATCAATGAACTTCAACTAGTACCAGACAGCACTAAAATTCAAAAATGGTTTCTATATGACGAGTTTAAAGATTGTCAAGAAACCATGCAACAAGTTGAAATATTGGTGCAGTATGTAGCAAATCGCATATTGTCAAAAAATCCTAACTGGATTTGTTTAAGTTTGTTTTGTAATACAGCAAAAGCATTCAATGTAAAGTTATGTCAATATATTAAACGCCTACACCCAGAAAAAAAAATAATAATTGGTGGTAATGGTGTTTTTACAGATGAAAAAAGTAAACGTCCTTACGGTAAAATTCTTCAAAAGATGAAGATAATTGATCATTACATTGTGGGGGACGGTGAAGAATCTTTATACAATTTGTTAACTAACACTACTGACAACGGAGTTGATAGCGATCAGTTTCAAGTACTGGATGATTTATCAAAACAACCATTTTCAGATTATAGTGACTATGATTGGAATCAGTACAGATTAAAACGAATTCCTATGTATAGCAGTCGTGGATGTGTAAGACGTTGTACATTTTGTGATGTTTACAAATTGTGGAAAAAATTCAAACTTAAATCAGCAGAAGATGTGTTTGATGAGATGCTTTGGCAAATTCAACAAACTGGTATCAGTGACTTTTATTTTCGAGACAGTTTAATCAATGGCAGTATATCTGAATATCGTAAACTAACAAAACTATTAGCTGAATATAATGCAGTTAATGAGAAAAGAATTACATGGACTAGTTTTTTTATTTTTAGACCAGAAACACAAATGACTGACGATGATTGGAAATTAACTGGAGCAAGCGGCGCAGATGAATTAATCATTGGCGTCGAGTCTTTGGTAGATTCTATTAGGTACCACATGAGAAAAAAATTCACAAACAAAGACATGCGGTTCGGGTTTGAAATGGCAAAAAAATACAATATTGGGTTAACCTTATTGTTGATTATTGGTTACATAAATGAGACTGAAAAAGACTTTGAAGAATCGTTGCAATGGTTGCGCGATCACACAGAATTTGCTACAATGCCCATACGCAATCTCTCTGCTGGGGGGACATTGACTGTGACAGACCTGTCTGATCTATATCAAAATGCAGAAGATTTTAATATCACTCTAGGGGATAAAATTTATCTTTGGGAAAATAAATCCATAAATTTAACATTTGAAGTAAGAGAACAAAGAAAAGAAATATTTACAAATCTTGCCAGATCGCTAGGGTACAAGATTTACACACACGAACAACCAGTTTCATAAAGGAAAACAAACATGGGAAAACCATTTGACGTAAGCAAGTTTCGCAAGGACATTACCAAAAGTATCGAAGGCCTGAGCATTGGATTTAATGATCCAACAGATTGGATTTCAACAGGCAACTTTGCCTTGAACTATCTCATCTCAGGAGATTTCAACCGAGGCATTCCACTGGGCAAGATCACAGTGTTTGCCGGCGAATCTGGTGCAGGCAAGAGTTACATCTGTTCAGGCAACATTGTGAAGAACGCACAAGAGCAGGGTATTTTTGTTATCTTGGTTGACACAGAAAATGCACTGGATGAGACATGGCTGCATGCACTGGGTGTGGACACTGGTGCAGATAAATTGCTCAAACTGAACATGAGCATGATTGATGATGTAGCCAAGGCCATCTCAACATTCATGATTGACTACAAAGCCTTGCCAGACGGTGAGCGCATGAAGGTGTTGTGGGTGATTGACTCACTAGGCATGTTGCTGACACCAACTGATGTCAACCAGTTTGAAGCAGGTGACATGAAAGGCGACATGGGCCGCAAGCCCAAGGCACTTACTGCACTGGTTCGTAATTCAGTCAACATGTTTGGTGGGTACAATGTTGGCATGGTCTGTACCAATCACACCTACGCCAGTCAAGACATGTTTGATCCAGATGATAAGATTAGCGGTGGTCAAGGCTTTATCTATGCATCAAGTATTGTTGTGGCCATGAAGAAAATGAAACTGAAAGAAGACGAGGATGGCAACAAAATCTCTGAAGTCATGGGCATACGTGCTGGTTGTAAAGTGATGAAAACTCGTTATGCAAAACCATTTGAAGGCATGCAGGTCAAAATTCCCTACGAAACAGGTATGAATCCCTACAGTGGCCTGACCGACCTGGCAGAGAAAAAAGGCATGCTCAAGAAAGAAGGCAATCGTTTGGTGTTCACCACTGGCGAAGGCGAGATAATTAAACAATTCCGCAAGGCCTGGGAAGCCAACGAAGATGGGTGCCTGGACCGAGTCATGATCGACTTCAAGAACATCAAAGCCGAGGTAAGTACAGCCGACACTGTGGAGGAAGAATAATGTCAGCAGAAGTAGCAAGCGAAATTTGGGGCGAGTTAAAAAGATACGTCAATGTGGTAGATCGTATGGAGGCGGCTGAAAGCATTGTGGCCATCCTTATTGATCATGATCATGATGTAGACGAAATCAAAAATGCCTTCAAAGGCGATTCAGACATCAAGAAGGCCTTGACTGCGTACTTGGACAATGACAAGGATTATGCGGAAGAGGAAGAAGAGCTGGACGAAGAGGACAACTACAATCAAGAAGATGACTACTGATGTGGTACAGCCGAGTAGTTGCTGACCTTGGCAATATACCTGATTTTATTGCACACTTTGAAAACGAACTGCAAGACGCCAAACGTGACTGCAAAATTGGCGGCCTAGTAGAAAAAAACATCACAGCATTGCCGGGCATAACTGAGCACAGGTTCAATCAACTACAAGAAATTGAGGCTGTGCTAAACTATCTCAACATCCAACTGCGCAAGATACGCAGACGGCATTTCCAAAAGTATCTGGAAGGATATGCTCGAGCATTGACATCACGTGATGCTGAAAAGTATGTGGATGGTGAAGAAGAAGTTGTGGACTTTGAAACCATCATCAACGAAGTGGCGCTGTTGCGTAATCGTTGGTTGGGCATCATGAAGGGCTTGGACACCAAGCAGTGGCAAATGGGTCACGTGGTACGGCTGCGCACCGCAGGCATGGAAGATATCACGGTTTAATAAACTAAATACATTATGACACAAATAAAAGACCCCTTAAACAACTACATAGACAATCCAGACAAAGGGGCACACGATTCTGCACAATGGGCCAGCAAATGGACCACAGAAAGATACACTGCCAAAAAACGAGCCAATTTTGAGGCAGTTGATGCTTATTTGTCGCGGCCTGTTGGCAAGTTGTTGGACATTGGTTGCGGGTTTGCCCACGAATCTCGTTGGTTTGCAGAAAAGTACGGTACAGAGTTGTGGTTACTGGATGGCGATCAACAACAAAATACCAACAAACCCGAGTCTGCTTCTTATGGCAATTGGAACACAACGTCAGACTCTTTGTATTTTTATCATACTTTTGACTTTTTAGATGCCAAACTGCAAGAACTAGGCACAAAAAATTATCACTTGATCGATACCAACAACATCAATATTGATGAAAATATAAAATTTGATTTGATAACATCTTGGCTCAGTTGTGGACATCACTATCCTGTAAAGACCTACATTGACTTGATGAAAAAACATTCGCACAAAAATACAAGGATTATTTTAGATATACGATGCAAAGGCACCAAAACTAATTTTATAGGTGTGGACGGGTTTGAAGTTGTTGATGTGGTAGTAGAAGCTGTTGGCAAAAAACGAGCCACTGTAGAAATAAAACTGACTTGAAATGACTGATCAAGAACGCTGGCAAAGAGACCTGGCAGAAATGGAATTCTTTTTGTTGATATTCTTCATTGAGGCCTGGACGGCTTTTTGGTGGTGTGTGCATCATGTCAGTTAAATACCCACATGAAAATTGTAATTGTCACAGGCGGGTTTGACCCGCTACATTCTGGGCACATTGCCTACTTCCAAGCAGCCAAGGCCTTGGGGCATAGACTGGTTGTTGGACTCAATTCAGACGACTGGTTGGTACGCAAAAAAGGCCGACCGTTCATGCCCATGACTGAACGCAGAGCCATTGTAGAAAATCTCTCCATGGTAGATCGTGTGATTGAGTTTGATGACTCTGATGACAGTGCTCGAGATGCCATACGCTTGGCCAAACTGTACTATCCAATGCCTGCAGCCAAGTTTATTTTTGCCAACGGTGGCGATAGAACACAGGACAACATTCCTGAAATGACGGAATCTGATGTAGAATTCCAATTTGGTGTGGGTGGCGAAAACAAAATGAACAGTTCAAGTTGGATACTAACTGAATGGAAAAACCCCAGGACTGACCGCGCATGGGGATACTATCGTGTGTTGCATGAAGTAGGTGCCAACACCAAACTCAAAGAACTCACAGTCATGCCCAAAACATGCTTGAGCATGCAACGTCATGACAGTCGTGCAGAGTTTTGGTTTGTGGCTGAAGGCGACGCTACTGTGTACACCCTGGATGAAGCATCAACTGATCAAGAAGTCAAGTGCTATCTGACTGTGCATCAAAACACATTCATTGCTGTGAATGAGTGGCATCAGTTGTGCAATGAAACTGATAAACCACTCAAGTTGATTGAAATCCAATACGGCGATCGCTGTGTTGAAGAAGACATTGAACGTAGATCATGACACCTATTCCTATCTTTGTAGGCTACGATCCCAGAGAAGCTGTGGCCTATCATGTGTGCGTGAACTCAATCATTAGGCATGCCAGTCAGCCAGTGGCCATTGTGCCTGTGGCCCTGAACTTGTTTCAAGACTATGAT